TACGCTACGGTAGGAGTTGTGGGTGTTGTAGGCGTTTGCGTTTCTGTAGATGTGCTTTCGGGTGCAACATACTTAGTGCCGTCTTGATTGACTGGCGTAACACCATCCACACCAACATATCCAGTTGGGCTATCGGGGTTGTAAGTCGCAGGATTAGAAAACGCATTTACCAATTGGTTATAGACGGCGTTGCTTGAATCAGTTGGAGTGATTGGAGCATTGTTTTGCAATGCAGTAGTAATTGGGTTAACGTTTGTGTCAGTGGTGGTGTCATCGCCACCATCGTTAGAAGCCAACAAAGTTTTAACGCCACTCTTGATGTCAGAAGCCGAGGGAGCGGTAGAACCCAATGAAGCCAAGCCACTTCCAACAAGAGAAGTAGCCGCCGCCATGTTTGCATCTTTACCTTGCAATGCGGCATTGGTCACTGCACCGGCGGTGTTTCCAATTGTTCTATCCAAGAAAGCGTTGCCAGTATCAGCACTTGAGCCAGCCACGTTACCAACAAGCGAAGCAATTCCTGTATCAAGTACATTACCAAAAGGTTTGCCAGTAACCACATCGTTTGCGGCGGTTAAACCGGCTTTGGTCAAAGCACTGGTGACTGCATTGTTTCCAGCGTTTAAACCAACATCTTGAACGGCAGATTGGAAGCCCTGATTTGCGGTACTGAGCGTATCGCCCAAGGTAGTTCCAGCAAGACTATCTGTAACTCCACCAGCAATAGTTGGAGCGACATAAGCTAAAGCAGTGCTCTTAGCTACGTCTGCCAAGTTACCGCCATGAGCCAGTACATCAGCACCACTGACAACTGGCAAAAGTTCGGGGGCAAAGATAGCCGTCCCCACTTTGGCAATCGTGCCAATCGGGTCGCTAAGTGCACCTTGAACTACGTTTTCGGCAACCTTGCCAACATCCGTGATAACAGTATCGACTGTTTTAAGAATGTCTTCACCAATGTGTTCTACGGTATCAACAACCGAACTGACTACATTGGAAACCGCTTCAACTACGGCACTCATTCTTTTTCTCCCTTACGCTCAGGTCCAAGCTGAACAATTGCTCGATAACTGTCATCGTCCATCTTGTCAATCTTCATCGCCATACCTTTTTGGAAAGGGTTGCGAGCTACGTATTGGAAAATCTTGATGAGGGTTGGGTCATCGAAATTGCTGACCATGAAATCAAAGCCCATTTCGTACATGGCTTTGGTAAAAATAACGGAATTGTGCAGGTAGTTCTTGGCGGTATCGGCGTTTAAAGCACGGAAGAGAGAAATGCGTTTCTCGCCCTCATGGACAACGAATAGGGTGTTGCCTTCTTGAATCAGGATTGTGTTGGGCTGACGGGCTTCCTCAATAAGAGCCGCCAAAATTTGGTCGGGCGTATACTTATTGTTTTTGATGTTGCGAGATGCCTCAAGAATGATTTCTTGTGGGTCTAGCTTTTTTTGGTTACTATCTATCAGCATTGCATGTCCTTAAAGATTGCCGCTGAATAGACGTTACCCATTCCAGCCGCAAGACTCAGAATCAAACCTCCCTTTTCCGCAGGGGCAGGTTTGCTTAAAAAGATTACATCTTCGTCTGTACGGTTTGGAATTTCTGGTACAAATCCGTTTTTTATATTATCCAACAATAGTATAGTCTCTAGCAAGCCACTTGCCCCCATTGTGTGACCAATTCTTTGTTTAAACGATGTGGCGACAAAGTCTTTCAACGTACTCATCAATGCTGTTTTCTCCGCAACGTTGTTGGAACGGGTTCCGGTTCCATGAGTTTTAACTGTACGGATGGTGAATGGTTGGACTCGACCGGCGTATAAAGCACCTTCAATCGCCTTCTTGAATCCTTCTCCATCTTCTCTTTGACCAATAGCGTTCGTACTGTTTTCACCCGCAGAATAGGCAGAAACAAGCTCTGCACGGGGTTTAAATCCAGTTAGCTTCATGCTGTTTTCGGTCTCGAAAATGGCTAGGACAGCCCCCATCCCGACATAAAACCCCTCGTTTTGAGCATCAAATGCACTTCTTACACCACCTTCAGCCTCTTTTGCCAAAGTGAGCGATGCTCCTGATTGTCCAAAGAAATTTAGCACCGTGTTACTAACGGCATCTTCGACTGATAGCACGACCACTCGCTCAAATCCGTACATGCGGACAAGCGATTGAATGTCCATCATGACCTTGAGACTTGACGCACAAGCCGATGCATCAGTGACCACCAAGTCGCTTGCACCGAACGCCGCCGCAGTTCGACCCGCATAGACTTGAGTGAGGGTCATTGGCAACGCTTTGTAGTCGTAAGTCAGACTGTTTGGCTCTCTGTCTTTGGGGTTTAAACCCGCAAAGTGGGAATTACCCGATGCCAAAATGAATGCAGTCTTTATAGGGTTTTCCCTAAGAGTCTTCATTAGAGAGACATCTAGGACTTTATCCGCCAACTTATGGGGCGGATAGACCATGCCGGAACCTGATTTAGAGTAAGTATCAGCAAAAAAATGTGCATTTTGCGGATAGAGCACGTCAGAAAAGGCGGTTATTTCCTCTGTGCTCGCAGTTCTGGCTTCGGTCAAGTAAATCATTTAATCCATCCCATCGCCTCTTCTACTGATGAAGGGTCTCGTTTCTTGTGCAAATCACAGAAGTCGTAGTACTCCTGTGGCGTTTTGGGTTGCATCTCTTTGGAGATGTCTTCTTCAATGTCGTAAATGTCGGACATGTACATGCCAATCATCAGGCAGTCCAAGCTATCCAGACCCGTCTCAGCTAGTGAGACGTTTAAACTCTCTAAGACAAGCTCTTGGGCGTAGATTGGACGAGCAATCTTGGAAACTTCAAGAAATAGTTGAATTTTGTCCATTATGTTGACTCGCCCCCACTTGCTATGATGGTACAACCCGTTGTACTGGCTGACACCTGAAGGGTTTGTGCGGGTAACAATACTTGAACGCCAGTCCATCTGTATACGGTGTTTGCCGCCACGCTCAAACCATAAAGCAAAGCATTACTTGTTCCGGCACTGCCACTGCTTGGAACCAAATACACGTTGACCGTAATTGCACCACCAGTGGTATTGCAAATGTTGATGTCTTTAAGATATGTTCTTGTGGCTGTTGGAACAGTATAAAGCGTGGCTACAGAACCTGTAATAGCCGCTTGACCTAGCTGAATTGGGATGACATTTTGATAGTTAGCCATTAAATATCCAACCAAATCAAAGTGCTGATTGAAGAAATATCGTTTGTATTAATAGAAACCGAATTGTTTAACTGGTTGAAATACAAACGCAGAACGTTCGTCAAAACGTTCAAATATTGCTGACTAAACTCAGATGCAGGTAACGGGAGGTTGGGTACTGCGGGTACTGCATTTTGGCTCATGTGTTACCCCTTCTTCCGTCTGCACGGATGTTGATTCGTGGTGCACCCAATTGCCATTGCAAGCCCAATTGGTTTCCTTCTATTCTAAACACCAATTGACGACCACGCAATCTTACAGGAACGGTTCCAGTAAATTTTTCTACCAAAATGGTACTGTTCGGAGGATATTGCGAATAATTCGATGCTATTACATCGCCTCCCGCATTACCGCCTTGAGATAGGTTATATCCTGAGCCTGAGTTCTGTAAGCCAATCAAAGTCATAGTGACTTGTGGATTGGCGGCACTTGAGCCGTTGAAACGGACATCAGGAAGCAACTGCCATACAAATGAGAATCTATCGCCGTCATCGATGTCAAATTCTGAAGACTGGATATACGAGTCGATTGGAACCGGCGTGGCAGTAGTGGCATCATCGGTTCCGTACTCGTGGTAAACCAAATTATTGGCGTAGGTTGCCGCCACTGGATAGGCGGTAATACCCGAATCAGACCATGCGGTACGACCTAAATAGCCATAGAACCATGCGTTATCCACATAGTTGTATGCCACATAGGTATCACAAACCGTGGAATTGGCAGAGCAATAGAACCACCAAACTTCGTTAAAAGCCTCGTTTGTACCAGCATAGACTTGATAATACTGAAGCGTGTTGATATTGCTGAAAACAAACTCACGCAAGTCGCAATTAAGGGTTTGTACTGTACCGTTGTAGGTATAGAACTTACCATTACCCATCCAGTAGGTAACGCCTGAAGCCACCACTGCGGCATTTGGACCGACCAATTCGGTGTTGTCACCCATCAATTGGGACTTCCAAACGGCAGGAGGACCGATGTATTGCAAGGAATACAAAGACGTATCAGTAAAAACCAATATCTCTTGGCGAGTTTGCTGAACACCAATGATGGTTGAGCCGTGGGATAACTGAACGCTACCGGCTTGGTTGGTGACTGACGGTGTCCATTGGATTGGATTCTCTTGGTCAGACCAACGAATCAACATAGGATTGAGCGTAGACGAACCGTAGTCGTTGCAACCAAACGCCAAGACGAATCTAGAGGCATCAGAGACGATTAAATTGTTTTGCACCATCGGTACATCAGAAGCACCATACGATTGAGCCAAGGCGTATCCAATGGTCTGTACACCATTGCTTGCAACCCAGTAATAAATGCCACCGCCTCGTGGTCCAAAAACAAGGTTTTCACCAAAGTTGTATTGGTTCCAAATCTGTAATTGCTGGGTCGTTTGAACGCCTACACCCCAGCCTCCTAGACCCCATCCACCAGCACCCCATCCAGTTTGAGGAACGGCAATCGCAGTTCCAGTATTGACTTGGTATTGGACGTAGGATGTACTGACTAGAGTGCCTGAGCCAGTAGCTGTCGTAGGTGCAACCAACGTATAACTGTTGGTCAAGACGCTGACAATCTCATACCAGCCAGTCAAGCTTACGCCGTTGTAGGTTACCGTGGTCACAAAGTAAACAAAGTCACCCGCCACGCATCCGTTGCCGGTTGCATTGACTGTGACAGTGGAAGAACCACTGACCGTGGTAATTCCTTGAATGGGAAACTCGTAGGTAAAGTAAGTCAGAGTACTGGAGCCACCAGTTGTGCCACTGCTCGTTGCGTTGTAGCCTACGTTAATGCTGAAGTTGTTCGCATCAACTCGAGTTACCGTAAATTGATTGTTGAAATACGATGCGGGAATACCGTTAACCGCAGTGGTTTGGTTGTAAATATTAACTACATCACCGGTAAATAAATTGATACCGGTCGAAGTGACTTGAACTACAGGCGATGTTGTGCCGGTAGTAAACGCATTGCTCAAGGCAACCGTAGCTGACATGTAGCGTAGTGGAGTTACATCGTAATAAGCACCGCCGCTTTCGATATAAAACTTGAGGTTTGTTCCAACGCCTAAAAGGTTTAAACCGCCTAGAGTCACCCAGTTCCAGAGTGAACGACATATTCCGACAAACGTTGCCGAAGAAATCCGTGCCCAGCCGCCAATCTTTTCGGGAAAACCCTGACGAAAGCGAATCTTGTCGCCATCGTACCAGCCGCCCTCGGTGACATAACGGGTGTTTTCTTGGTTGACTCCCGGTTTAAACGTTATCTTTTTTTGTGGCATCAGGCATTACACAATCACTGTGCCCTCTTTAAGTTGAGCCAAAGTCAATCCGCCTGTGTATTGGAAGTGAGCCATCTCTTTGAAAGACTTCCATCGACCAGCCCATTCGAGACCATTTTTTTCACCGATTTCACCAATTTTTTCCCATAGTTTGCCATCCTCACCAGATGTATTCCATACGGGTTTACCGCCGACCAGCGGGACGATGTCTACCGCACAACGGTAGTTGTGGAAACTCTCACCAGCTTTGGCGTTGGTTACGATGTTGCCGGGAGTAGTCCGACCTTGGGCATATAAAGCGGCTTGACTGTCATTGTCACGATATGTGGAAGTGACCAGTAAATCAATGCCATTAGCATGACACTCAGCAATAAAGGCATCAACTTTTTCTTTAGCTTGCGGAATAAGGTCATCTAAGCTCCGTGAATTTATCATTTTGAATCCATTGGTGTTGATTGATGTAACAACTCGTCTTTGCGTTGGCTACCCGCAGACGAACCGAAATAAAACGCTACGACTTGTTCAGCTTTTGCCGATAGGTAACCGACCAAAGTACCAGCCATTGCGGACTCAATGTGAGACATCCCCAACATAGTCCCAACGACAACGCCAATGAACGATACAACAATGATAATTGCCAAGGTTGGAACAAGCAACGACTTTGTTGCTATCTGCATGTCACGAGCAGATTTACGGTCAGCAACCGCCAATTGTTCAAAATTTAACCCAAGTGCTTGGGCTTGTTTCTGCAATTCAAGTTCTGCGACTTTGACTTGAGCAATCTGGTCAGCAGACATTTTGCCTTCGTCAAGAATGGTCTTGGCTTCATCTCCGCTAACGCCCAAGGCTTTAGATACTGCTTCGACCGCAAGACCAGCCAATGGACCGCCTAAAGCGGTTGCAATTGTGGGTGCTACTTGTTCTAACCAACTCATGACTTCTCCTATTTACATTCATTTGGGATGTACCCAGTTTCCTTGTACGTCTTGTAGCACTCCCACTCCCTTGAGTCTTCATTGTGCTTTCGTTTAAATTCTTTGTACCAAGCCTGTCCTTCTCGTCTTTTTAGATAGTCTTGATGAATGAAATACATCAATCCAGAAAAAACAAAAACCACAACCAAAACACCTATGCAAATTGCAATTCGTATCTGCCATTTTTTAATTTTTGCTTCACGTTCTCGTTTTTCTCGTGCATCCTTTTTTTTTGTGCCTCGTCAAACTTGGCTTTATTTTTTAAAAGTTTTTTGCGTTCTGCATCAAACTCTGTCCATAAAGCACCCAACTCTGGAGGAGACTCATAAATTAACATCTGCCTCAAATCGCTTTCAGCTTGTTGCAAACGCTTTCTTAACAAAACGTTATCAAGAGCTTGGGCTTGAATTGATTTTCCTTTTGGCGGATTTTTCTGCTTTTCTTCAGCATCCTGAATGGCTTTATCTTGATGCTCAAAAAAAGAAGAAAGACCTCCGGCTATCTCATGGATAACTTCGGAAGCCTCCTTGCCAACAGACTTTGCCTCTTTGTAAAAAGCTACTCCGGACTTGACCGCCCCGAGAGCCATCATCGCCAGAGCGAAAGGGTCCATTAACGTTTTGCCCTTTCTTCCATCAGTTTTACACGCACTTGCAAGTCATGGATGTCTTTATAAATTTCCTCTTTCATTACATGCCGTCTTTCTGCGGAAATAGGACTGTCAGTAGGTATGCCCTCCTTGGTAATCAAGGCTGGCATACTTCCTTCAATTTTGGTAAGACGTTCAGAGAATGAATTGACCTGCCCCAAGAGCCATGCCAAGGACATGACTACGATGGGAATGACTGCTTTGAGTACATCAGACCAATTCATTTCAATTCTTACTCCGCAGGTTTTTCTTCTACTTGCTCAACGCCAGTTTGCAATTGACCTTGTGATTCTTGTTGAATCGATTGAATCAGTTGATAAACCTCTTGAAAAGGTTTTGTTGCAAGGTATTGCATGATGCCGTTAACCAATTTCAATGACAAAGTTACTTTTTCCATTTTTAAACTCCATGTGTACGGCTTAGGAGGGGAAGCCGTTTAAACCCCATAAAAATTAAGGCGTGGGTGTTGCCCAAGGCAATGGATTTGTTACTTGCGTAGGATTCAACTGAGCCGTTAAATTGGCACTGATTGATGCTTCAATTTCCGTTTGATTGACACCGTTAGCCCAACACCAACCAAGCACTTGAGATTGTGTTAGTTGAGCGTAAGGGGTAAAAGAACCACCCGCCTGTGGCTCAGGAAATGAACATGTGCCATAAGCCGTGGAGGTAAAGGTTACTGGAGGTGTGGCGGTATTAGCTTCGGTTCCAGTGCAACGCCATCCTGCGGTCAATACGACTTCGGTATAGCCATTGATGGTTTGTGTGGATGATTCCATCCATTCAATTGTCCATGCGATAGTAGTCATGATTTACCTTTCAATTAGTTTGTTGGTTGAGATGGCGTAGCCCAAGGCAAAGGTTGCGGAGTTGGGACAACCAAAGGATTTTCTAAGTTATTAATTTGGTTTTGCACATTAGCTTCATAGCTTGCTATACCAGTTGCACCCAAAGCCTCTTGAACCCAACCGATTGCAATTGCTTCAGTGATGTTGGCGTAAGGAATAAAGTCAGGCTGAGATTGTTCAATAGCCAATTGTGATTGACCAAATGCAGAGGCGGTTTGCACTCCATCAGTTCCCACTAAAGTCCAAAATATGTTGACTACATAGTTGGGTTGATTAGGAACATCAGGAATGGTATCCATTCCATATACATTCCACGTCCATGTTGTAACTTGTGCCATTTTAATTTCCTTTATTTTTAACCCGCATTAATTCCAAGATACACAACATTCACAGAAATTGACACGCTACTTCCACCAGACCAAGCCACGGTAAATCCACCCAAACTATTAACGGCTGTTACTGTAAAAGTAATGTTAAATCCAAGAGTAGATTGAAGGGTAATGTTGGGATATACGCTTGTTGGTCCGCAGTTGGTGAAGTAATACATAGACATTCGTTCAGTACCTGCACCGATTGCAAATACCTGAATAAAGCCCATGCTTCGGTAATTTAAAGTCAATGTTGGTGATGTACCAGAGGAACCTGAACTTGAATATAGGGTAGAACTGTTATAGCCATACGGTGTTGACAAAGTTCCTGCCGCACTCAATACCATAGTTTGATTTATATTACCATTGGTAAATGTACTTCCCGCCGCACCAGTTCCCACATTCTGCCATTGAAAACTTCCATCAGAACTCATTGAGAAGTTGGTTGGTTGAATTCCTGCAACCAGTCTTACATAAGTGCTTCCATTGAAGTATGCATTAGTCCAAAAACGAGCAGTATCGGCTCGTGACCAAATAGCAAATGCATTACCGGATGTGCCGCCATTTGCACTTAAGTTCATTTGAATAACTGGACTTCCAGATTCCCAAGAATTGGGTCCATAACCAAGACCCAAATTTCCAGCGGAATTTAAATACATGGAAGGGTCGGGTGGGCTTGTCATGCCGGGATAAGCGGCAGGATAAAATGTAATGCCTTGGTTTGAGTCTTGGTCGTAATTAAAAAGTGCCAAACCTCGGGCAGTTTGACTCAAACCAATTTGAGTTCCTGTCATGCCCTTATAGTATGCGTTAGTCTGCCCTGAGACGTTGTAACGCATGGCTATTTGATTGGAATAATTTACATTGATTGAACCATTTACAAATAATTTTGCGTTGGGATAATTTGATGAAGTGCCAAGTAAAAAATTACCGTCTCCAGCAAGTGTGGCTGTTAAATTAGAAAGCCCACCTGAATAGAATTGCAACGAACCACCTGTTTGTCCTACCGCAGAATTTCCACCTGCATCCAACAAAAGAAGTTTAGTTCCTGAGCCGCCAACATTGTAAAGACGCATGTTTGCACCACTTGCGGCAATATCAAGGTATTGGCTAGGACTATTTGTACCAATACCCAAATATCCAGCGGTAGTTAGCCGCATGGCTTCTGCTGAATTGGTTGAAAAGATTATTGGTGCTGAACTACTGTTTGATACAAGGGAAAATGATGAACCATTAAAAGAAATATTGGCATTACCACTTGCGGCTGTTGGCAAATTGATGCCACCAGTAGTAATTTTTGCATATTCTGTACCGCTAATATTGAAACTAAAAGAGCCTCCATTGGCTTGATTTAAATAAAATAAATCACCCGAGGTAACGTATTTAATTTCATTGTAAGTAGCGTTGTCGGAACGATAGGCTCTTAAAATGCCACCAGCCAACACAGACATATTACCGCCTGATACAGCAAGCTTTCCATAAGTGTTTGGGTTTGTAACACCAACGCCTAAAGCGGCATTGGTATTATCCCAAAACAAATTTGCACTAGAACCAAATGCACTTGTACCATTACCAAATGGAATGTACCCTGCGGTCAATGATGTCAAACCAGTGCCACCATTACCCACAACCAATGTACCAGCTAAAGTAATTGCTCCGCTTGTTGCGGATGCTGGTGTAAGTCCGGTTGTGCCGCCACTAAATGTAGTCACACCGATTGTGGACAATTGAGTCCACTGAGGAGCACTTCCACTTGATGTCAATACATAACCTGACGCACCGATTCCAAGTTTTGATAAGGCTGTTCCAGATGTATAGTAAGGTAAGTCACCTGCGGTATATGATGACAAACCTGTACCGCCATTAGCAGTAGTCAATGCATTGGTTAAAGTTAATGTTCCAATGGTTGCGGTTGTTGTTGTCAGGGCAGACAACCAATTGAATGCGGTGACAACGTTTGTGCCATCTACATACAGTGCCGCTTTGAAGCCGTTAGGAACAACAATACCTGTACCGCCCGATGTGGTTACAAGGATTGCAAAACCACCGGTTGTGTTGTTCTCAACAATGTAGTTTTTGTTGACGGTAGGAACAATCAAACTGCGTTGAGCGGCATTTGTGCCGGTACAGTTCAAATAAACGTTGCGGTACTGTTGGTCTGTCGATGCCGCAGTCGCAGTCAGCGTAACGTTGGCATCAGAAAACGAGACTGTAGTGCGACCAACAATCGCCTCTTCAAACACATACTGGAAGTTGTTGTTCGTGGTAGAACCCCAAGTACCAGCTTGTTCACCAGTTCCGATTAACTGGATATTTAGGTTAGTTGTAAATGTTGACATAAGCTTCCTACAATGTAGTTATTGTTTCCCAATTTGCGGTTTCTGTGGTGTCTATCGGCGACCAATTAGGCGTTTGCCCGTCATCAATTTCGCTCCAATAGAAGTAACCCAGACTTCCTGTTAATCCATTCGCTACCACACCTGTCAAAGCTGACGCTCTGTTTACACCAACATTTCCTGTAAGACCACTTGCATTGACTCCTGTTAATGCAGTACTCTTTCCGGGTTGAAGCGTTCCAGCTAAACCTCTTGCAAAGACACCTGTCAAAGCAACCGTTACGTTGGGGTTTAAAAAACCAACCGCACCAACCGCAAATACACCGTTTAAACTTTGAGTGTTTGACGCACTCAACGTTCCAACCAATCCCGCCGCATTCACGCCGGTGAGAGCCTTATCTACGCTTTGGGTTACCGAACCCGTCAAGCCACTAGCCGAGACTCCACTCAACGCTACAGTAATATTTGGCACTTCCGTACCAACATTACCAACTGCAAAAACTCCTGATAAGCCCACCGACTTACTTGGAGCCAGTGTTCCTACCAATCCACTTGCGAATACACCCGAAGTTGCTATCGTTGTATTTGCAACAACATTCCCTACAAAGCCACTCGCTCCAACGCCGGTTAGGGCGATGGTCACATTCGGTAGCTCTGACCCTACATTCCCCGCCGCATTAACACCAGTCAATGCAACGGTAACACTTACTCCTGCCGTTCCGGTATTTCCACTAGCATTTACGCCAGTCGGAAGTACCGTTCCGCCCCACGGGTCAACGCCCCAGCCATCGTTACCCCAGCCGAGCGACATAAGCTACTCCTTATGTCGTAGACAAACGTACTAAAGCTGTCGTAGTCGTGTTCGATGGCATCGTCAAAGTAAAGTTACCAGCCGTAATCGTCTGAGAACCAAACGTATATGCGGCAACGGCGGCGTTACTTTGACTTGAGTTGTACATCAACATCGTGTCAAATGCGGTACTCAAAGTCACATTTGTATAAACAATACTTGCAGACGGAGTCCAATAACCTACGCCAGCAGTCGATGACGAGTTGGTCGATGTTGGATTGGTCGCATTAGTTATTGTTACGCCACCAGCGGTATAGTTTGTACCTGATACTTCGCCGGTTGCAGAATATGCTGTGGTTGCGGCATTGATGGCTGGGCTTGCTGTGGTTGTATACAAAGCCGCTTTAAAAGTATCGGGTGTGTTTATGGTGCGAGCCACATTGTTTGACGCAAAGTTATGCCCCGCAGACAACAATTGCCCGAGGAACGATGTGCACATTGATTGGGTGTTTGCCATGATTTATCCTAAAGTTGCACCGATTAAGTCGGTAAAAGGTGAAGTTTTCAAAGTCACATGGGCAGAACGATGGACCAATTCGCCGTCCAAATAGTACTCATCCCAAGTTGTGTACTCAATTTCGTTGTCGATGGAGCCGGACTTATGGACCAACAATGAGTCGTCCATATCGCCTTTGGTAGTCGTGATGATTGCCATTCTTCCTCCTCGTTTAAACTCTGATTAAAGCATTTGTTGGTGTATCCGCCGGTAAAGTTACCGTGAAATTTGGTCCTGCATTTTTGTCTGAACCCCAGTTCAGTATTGCAATTGATTTATTGCTTTTGCTACCATTGTAAAGTAATGCCCCTCTACAGACAAACGAAACATTTGTCCACGTGACATTATTGAAACTCACGTAAACGATGTTGTTTTGGGTGTCTGTTTGGATGGTGACACCGGTGACCAACTGACCTCCGGCGGTGTAGTTGGCACTGGAAACTTCGTTGCTGGCGTTGTATGCCGTGGTGTTGGCATTTAAATTTGCCGTGGCTGTGTAAAGAGCCAAGTACAAATTGTCCGTCAAAAGGTTCTGCAACCCTTGAAGGATGTCCGATTTGAAGGAGTTGGTGACGGTTTGAACTATCATACGACCTTGTATTTCGGTACGCCGTCACGGTAGGAATCACCTTTCTCCTTGGCATCGCCCAATTGTTTGAGCAGAGCCATCGCATCATCGGCACGTTTTTGGTACAGAGCAACCAAATCTTGTTCGCCTTTGATGTAGGTAATTGCTTCCATCAAGCAATAATTGAGAAGAGCAGTATCAAAGTTATCCCCAAGCCATGTCTCGCCTGTCGGATTGGTAATTGATGCCACTGGAATACTGAATGTTGGCGTTCCTGTTGTGTAAGGAAGAGTCGCAGACAAGGTGTTTCCAACCACGTAACCTGTGCCGGTATCGACCAAAGTCACGCTAGTCACTGAACCACCAGAGACAACAATGGTTGCCGTTGCCCCTGTACCTGAGCCGCCTGTTAATGCGGTGTTGTAGTACGTACCGTTTGTAAACGTACCAGTGGAGGTAATTGACCCAAACGAGTAGATTGCCGCTTGAATAATCGATGTTGGGTAGGAGTTGTAGTGCAACTCCATGTTATAGACTTGGTCAGGTGTTGGACCCAACAAAAAAGTCATGTAAAACTGGTTCGTTGTCTGTGGTCCAAACAAAGAATAATATAGGGGTAAACCCGTAGTCTGAGGAGCGGCAAAGGCTTCTCGAATAAAACTCACATCTTTGTTGAGCAAATACGCATACGGACCTTGGAATGTGGCGGATACGGAAGCGGTTGCCGTAGCGTTTGCTGACAAGAGACAAGAGTTTGAACCTACCGTAGTGACGACTGTACCGGCAGGAATGCCGTTTGCCGTGACCAATTGCCCTGCCTGAGCGTTTATTCCGGTATAGGTAATGGTGTTGCTACCCGCAGTCGTAGAAATCGTTCCTGTGGCGTATGTGTACGCCGCCAAGGAAAAGGTAGACAACCAGTCAGGCGGACAAGCAAGATAAGGATTGGCAGGACTAACCTGACCAGTTACATTTTTACGGAGCGAGGGAAGCTGAACGGTGTTGTAAATCCGTTGTTCAGCTTGCTCAATAAAGCGATTGACATCGACTGTGGGAAAGTTGTTTTCCGTGTAGTCGTTAATCGCCGTAACAAGGTCAGAGTAATACATTACGCCATTGGTCCTCTTGACATTTTGCCTTTGGTAGCCGCACCAGTTCCACGCATTTCAATGCCATCAGTCTTTTCACGACCAATACCGTAGCTTACGCCACTGATGATTGGGTCTTTGATGCTTGCCTCACGTGCAGATTTGCGTCTACCCCACTCGCCACCTTCTTCCATGACTTCAGTGCCGTCAATGACTTTACCTTTCATGGTGTGTGGCTCGGCATATACGTCAGCATAGCCAACTTCTTTGCCGCCTTTTTTCATAGAAAATTTGCTCATCGCTTGCTCCCTTGATTAGAGACACGTGCCATGTTGCGACCCATCATCTTTTCAGATTCACTGGTCACGCCGCCCTTGGCAAATTTAGTGGGCTTGCTTCCCTTGTGCATGTGTTTCTCATGCTTGTGAATCTCTTGGTCTGCAATTTTTTTAACTGTTTTCTTTTCCATATCCGCTCCTAACTTGATGAAATTGTGCATGTTCCAATCGCAAAATTCAATACCAAATTGTTTGGTGTCAAACCCGCATCATTGGCACTTGAACCTCCAATGGGATTCCAACCCCACTGAATTACCCGACTGCCCTCTTCAGGATAACCGTTCTGTGTGACAGCATTACCTGAATTAGCCGCCGTTTGTATTCCGCTCGCTCCTGACATGTAATAACTCACGTCCGGTCTTGGTTCTCTAACCGCCTGTGGGTCATACACTGGATAAAGTCCCAGCGACAACTGCGGTTGGTCAGGGTCCCAACACTCAGGACAAACCTTTATTTGAAAAAGTTTTGTCTTGATAATCTCTTTCTTCAACTCCTTGAGCATGTACCGCTGTCCGCAACGGTCGCACTCCGCAATTGAATACTTACCTGATGCGTATTGCGTTGCCATACGTCACCAGAACATCTGTCGTGGAGCCAACCTCAATGATGCTTTTTCACGGTCTTCACCCGCCATCATGTTGAATTGCTCCTCGTACTGAGCTTTTAAATCTCCGCTTCTAGGCATGGCATCCGGCACTTTGACTGACAAGTAATAAGTCAAACCCGCAATCAATGCAGGTAAGGCACGGAATGGAATGTCTTGCGTTGCGGAACCACTTCCGGCATCTTGGATTCTTCTCAAACGCCAGTAAACAAAGGTGTATCCACCGCCAGAGTTTGCAGTGGGCCAGATGTTGATACTGATATTGTTCACAACACTTAGGAATGAACCGGAGGCTTGTGCGGCGGCAGTTGTCCCATTCTGCCCACGAGCACACAAGTTCAATGTGTTGTTTTCAATATTGTTGTAGTAAATCTGTTCGCCATTGATGGTGACGTATCCAGCAGACGCTAGGTTAGATGCGTTACTGACTGGAATCGAAGTAGAGGTTGCAGTTATTGCACTTGTGGTTTGAACGGTAGTCTGATTGCCCTGTGCAGTCTGACGGTTAATCCAAACTTGAATTGGGCGACCTTGAGCGAGTTTGTTAGGAATCGTTGAATACATCGTCTCGGAAATACGAGTGATGTTGATGTCTTGCTGATTGGTCGTTCCTTCGTTCTGGCGAATTACATGGTCAAGTAAATCAATGGTGTCATCAGGTAGTGGGTATGACACTTGACCTTGTACGAGGGGAATTTCGCCTTGCTCAATCGTCCACAAATTAATGCCACGGTTTGCCCACTCGATGGTGAGCAAATTCATACTGCGGCGAGCCGTGCGTAACTGATAACCAGTACGCATCTCAACCCCGCAACGCTCATAGCATTCTTCTGCTATCTCGTTAAACGGTAGGTTAAAGAGGGCTGTGCCGCTCGTGGTCATTTATGCATTCCTCTCAGCGTCTCTGCAAGACGTGCACGTTGTCCCAGTTTCCCGGGCTTCTTAGCGGCGGCGGCAAGCTTCTTCTCAGGAATCTTGTGACCGGCTTTGACGTGCAAAGCTTCACGCAAAGCACCCGCCTTTTTGATTGCACCTTGAATCCATTTTTCTGCCATTATCTGAACCTCGCCGTTTTCTTCGCTATTGTTTTAGGTTGTGCTACGAATTGCTTGCCGGACTTCTTGCCTTCACGTTTTGCTTTGGTAGTTGCCGCATACTCTTTTGAACTCAATGCCTTGATTGCTTTCTCAGGCAAATACCGTTCTCCAGTCTCAGAGGACTTCTTGCCGGATTTGGTTGTCCATTTCTGGTCGCCCCAATCCTTGAGAGATTTCTGAGGTTTAGCAAGTGCTGTCATTTGTATCCACCACCTGCCGCTTTGTATTTCTTGGCAACCAACTGGGCTTTACGTGCAGACCATTGACCTGCCTTAGTTCCCTGTACCGCCTCAGCCTTGACCTGAGAAACAATCTTCTTTCTCAAGCTAGGCTTGGTGTAATTCCCTGCGGCATTGACCTTTCCTCCCTTGGAATACTCGGTAAAGTCCGTATTGTCTCTACGGGCTTTACGAGTACCTTTGGGCATCTTGGAGGGTTCTATTGCACCCATGCCACGAGACGGCATCATTTTTTATGGTGTCCTACATGACCACCGTGAGCCATACCACCGTGGCACATTTTTTCAACGTGCTCATGGTGTTTGGTGTGACCAGCGGCATGCTCACCATAGTGATGGTGATGATGCTTATGACCACCTGCCTCATGCTCTTTCATGTGGTGCACCATGTGCTTGTGCTCGTGATGCTTTTCGTGATGTTCTTTCATGATTTCTCCTTAGCAAATTTTGGTGCGTGAATGACCACGTTGGGCAATACCATCGCCACGGCTATGAACCTTGGAACCAACATGACCGCCTTCAGCGTACTTGTGAACCTT